ATCGAGATCGCGCCCATCCCCTCCGACCCGGTGCAGCGCGCCGTCTGGACGCTGCAGAAGGCCCGCGCCGAGCAGGAGGCGTCGGGGCTGTCGCGGGCGGACTGGCTCAACGCCCTCCGCAGCCACATGGAGGCCGAGATCGAGGCGCTGAAGATGGCCAACGGCACCCACTGGATTCAGCGGAGCAAGGAACTCCTGCACGAGATGGGGCTGCCCGTCCCCAGCCCTTCGAGCAGGGGCACGCCATGAGCCGCCTTTCATCGAAGCAGCGCCGGGCTGCCTGGCGCCGTCATGGCTACGGCGCCGCGATGGCGGACGCGTCCCGGTCGCCCGACGCCTACCTGGACCTGCTCGGGGCAGACGCCCGTCGTCTTCAGGACGCCAGCCACGCCCAGAAGCTCCGGGCCCTTTGCGATCACATGTACTGGCTCTACTGCTGCGCCGGGGTGGGTCGATGAGCGCGCCCTACCCCTACCTCCCCCAGGTCATCGCCCGCCTGTCGGACGCCCGCTTGGCCATCGTGGGCAAGGAGCTGCGCCGGCGGACGGCGGAGATCCAGGGCTACCTGACCTTCGCGCTCGGGTACTGCGCCACCCACGCCCAGGATGGCATCTTCCGCGCTGGCGCCGCCGGGCACACCGCCGAGGACGTCTTTGAGTCGGCGGTGGGTTGGTCCGGGCGCGCCTCCCTGGCGGCCACCCTGAAGGCCCACGGCCTCCTGCTGGCCGTCGACGGCGGCGTGAAGCTGGCGTGGTGGGACGAGGACCAGGCCCCCAAGGTCGCAGCCCTGGAGCGCGAGCGCGCCCGGAAAGCCGAGGGCCGGGCCGGGAAGAAGCGCGGAGCCCCCAAGGAAGGTCCGCGCCCCGTCCGCGCCCCGTCCCCAGACGCTCCGGGGACTGTCCGCGCCAAAGAGAAAGAGTCAGAGGAAGAAAGAGAAGAAGACAAACAGCAACAGCAGGGGGCTGGCGCCCCGGTCGTTGCTCTCCAAACGCCTTCACCGACCGCCGGACAGTCCAAGGACGCTCCGCCGCCCGTCCAGGGAACGCCCACGGAACCGGCGCGGACGCTCCCGGGACAGTCCGCGGACGCACCCCGCCCGGCCCTCGCCCTGGTGCCGCCCGACGCTGCCACCCAGAAGCCCGCCAAGACGCCCAGAAAGCCCAGGAACGCCGACCTGAGCCCCGTGGAGGCCGCCGTCTTCGACTCCTGGCGCGAGACGTGGCAGCTCGGGCCCCTGTGGGTGATGAACAAAGAGCGCCGCGAGGTCATCGCGGCGCGCCTCGCGGAGCGAAAGCAGGACGGCACACCGACCTTCACCCCGGGCGACCTGGTGGACGCCGTGCGCGGCTCGAGGCTCGACACCTGGGAGAAGCGCCCGGAGAACATCGACCTGAAGCAACTCCTGAAGTCCAGCAACGTAGCGCGATTCGCGGACTGGCACCGGAAGCACGCCAAGACCAGCGGCGCCGCCCGACCCGCCCCCGCCTGCGCGGCCTGCGGTGCCCCCGCCGGCGCCGGCAGCGTCTGGGGTGTGGAGCTCTGCGACGCCCACGCCCGTGAGGCCACCGCCGATGAGGCCACGGGCTCCAAGGGGTGGCTCGAGCGCCGCGGCCTGCTCAGACCCACGGCCCCTCCGGGCCCCCTCCCTCCCCTGCCCGGCAAGCCGCCGGCCGACCCCTCCATGCCACGCAGCACCCACACCCAAGCCGTTCACCTGGAGCAAGCATGACCACGCAGTCCCCCTCCCTCACCGCCCGCTACTGGACCCAGCCCGGCACCACCGCCAAGCAGGTGGCTGATGCCATCGCCTGGGATCGGCGCACCGCCATCATCACCGGAGACGACGGCAAGCCGGTCTTCGAGCAGCACGACGTCGAGGTGCCCAAGGCCTGGAGCGCCATGGCCACCAACGTGGTCGCCAGCAAGTATTTCCGCGGCGCCCCGGGCACCCCCGAGCGCGAGAACAGCGTCCGGCAGCTGGTGGCCCGGGTGGTGGACACCCTCACCAAATGGGGTGTCCAGCGCGGGCACCTCAATAGCGTGGAGGAGGCCGTCACCTTCGAGGCGGAGCTGACCCACCTGCTGCTGACCCAGAAGGCGGCGTTCAACTCGCCCGTGTGGTTCAACCTGGGCGTCGCCGACGTGGCCCAGCAGGGCTCGGCGTGCTTCCTCACCAGCGCGGACGACACGATGGAGAGCATCATGGAGCTCGCCACCGCCGAGGCCATGATCTTCAAGGGCGGCAGCGGCTCCGGCGTGAACCTCTCGCGCATCCGGGGCAGCAAGGAGCTGCTGAGCGGCGGTGGGCGCGCCTCGGGCCCGGTGTCCTTCATGCGCGGGCTCAACGCCTTCGCGGGCGCCGTGAAGAGCGGCGGCCGCAACCGGCGCGCCGCCAAGATGGTGCGGCTGGACGTCGACCACCCGGACATCCTCGAGTTCATCCGCTGCAAGGTCGTGGAGGAGAAGAAGGCCCACGCGCTCATCGAGGCCGGCTACTCCGGCGCTTTCAACGCTGACGGCGGCGCCTACGACTCGGTCCAGTTCCAGAACGCCAACAACAGCGTGGGCGTGCCGGACGAGTTCATGCAGGCCGTGGTCGACGACGGCGTGTGGCGCACCACCTCGCGCACCTCCGGCGAGGTCATGGAGGAGATGAGCGCCCGCGCGGTCTTCCGTGAGATTGCCGAGGCCGCATGGTTCTGCGGCTGCCCGGGCCTCCACTTCGACACCACGCTCAACACCTGGCACACGGTGCCCAACAGCGGGCGCATCCGAACCTCCAACCCCTGCAGCGAGCACGTCCACCTGGACGACACCGCCTGCAACCTGGCCAGCCTCAACCTGATGGCCTTCCGGCTGCCCTTCGGCGGCCTGGACATCGCGGCGTTCCAGCACGCGGTGCGGCTGCTCATCCTGGCGCAGGAGATCATCGTCGGGCCGGCGGACTACCCCACCGAGAAGATTGCCAAGGCCACCCGTGCCTTCCGGCCGCTGGGCCTGGGGTACGCCAACCTGGGCGCGCTCCTGATGAGCGAGGGCCTGCCCTACGACTCCGACGCCGGCCGCGAGATGGCCGCCAGCATCACCGCCCTGATGACCGGCGAGGCCTACGCCATGAGCGCCGAGATCGCCGGGCGCATCGGGGCCTTCGAGGGCTTCGCGCTCAACCGCGAGCCGATGCTGGCCGTCATCGCTAAGCACATGCACGCCGCCAGCCTGCTGCCCAACCGCGGCGAGGCCCGGCTGGAGCAGGCCGCCCGGGATGCCTGGGTGCGCGCCGGTGACCTCGGCACGACCCACGGCTTCCGCAACAGCCAGGTCACGGTGCTGGCGCCCACCGGGACCATCTCCTTCATGATGGACTGCGACACCACGGGCATTGAGCCTGACCTGGCGCTGGTCAAGCACAAGAAGCTGGTGGGCGGCGGCTCGCTCAAGCTCGTCAACGGCACCGTCGGCGAGGCCCTGGAGAACCTGGGCTACGCCCCCGCCGAGGTCGAGGCCATCAAGGCCTACGTGGACCAGTGGGAGACCATCGAGGGCGCTCCGCACCTGAAGTCCGAGCACCTGCCGGTCTTCGACTGCGCGTTCAGGCCGGTCTACGGGACTCGAACCATTACGCCCCGCGGCCACCTGCTGATGATGGCGGCGGTCCAGCCGTTCCTGTCGGGCGCCATCTCCAAGACGGTGAACCTCCCCGAGACGGCCACCGTGGAGGATGTGGAGCAGACCTACATGGAGGCCTGGCGCCTGGGCCTGAAGGCGGTGGCCCTCTACCGCGACGGCTGCAAGCGCAGCCAGCCGCTCAGCGCCGGCACCAAGAAGGCTGAGGCCATCACCGTCAAGGTCGAACTGCCCGAGGGCTCGCACCTCATCGGGCAGACGGGCCGGACGCCACTGGAGGCGCTGGTGGGCGCCAAGGTGCTCAGCGCCCCGTCGCTGCTGGCCGCTCCGGAGGTCCATAGCGTGCCCTGCTCCGGGTGCGGTGTTCCGGCGCTCGTGCCCGCCGGCGCCTGCCACCGCTGCACCAACTGCGGCGCCACGACCGGGTGCGGGTGATGAACGCCCCCGCCGACGACCGCGTGGAGTACGAGCGGCCGCAGACCCGCGGGGATTGCCTGCCGGGTGGCATCAACGCTGCCCGGCCGTGCCCGTGGGTGTCCTGCCGCTACCACCTGGCGCTCCACATCAGCCCCACCAGCGGAGAGGTGACCCTCTCCCTGCCGGCGGTGGCCGAGGGCGACCTGGGTGGCCTGTCGCAGACCTGCGCCCTGGACGTGGCAGACGAGGGGCCGCAGATCCTCGAGGTGGTGGCGGGCTACATCCAGGGCCTGACCCGGGAGCGCATCCGCCAGATCGAGGTGAAGGCGCTGCGCCGCTTCCGCCGCGCCATCCCTCACCAGGCCCCCGACCTGACACCCGACCACCTGCCGATCCCGGCACAGAAGGGGACCACCGAGCGGGCCAGGCAGACCCTGGTGAGCGCGGCGCTGGCCTGGGCGCGCACCCAGAAGGAGCCCTGGCGCACCCGGGTCATGGCCAAAGCCCTCAACCTGCGCTCCATCCCCGCCAACAACCTGGCTGCCCTCCTCTATTGGGCGGGCCGCCTCACCCGCGCCCAGGGCCCCGACGGGCGCTGGACCTACAGCATTCCGACCCCCACCAAGCAGGAGGCCGCCTGATGCGCGTCATTGACCTGGAGCAGCTCCGCCCTCACCCGCAGGACGCCGCGGAGCTGGCGTGGTTCTTCAACGAGAGCGAGGGGGCGATGGGCGTGCGCTCCAACTTCGGGAGCATGAAGGCCCGACTCGAGGCCCCGATGTCGCACAGCGGCGTGGTGGCCACCGAGATGGACGAGCGGCAGGTGGAGGCCGCCAGCCGCGCCCGGCTCGTCCGCCGCTCCCTGGAGGGCATCGCCCCGGAGCACCGGGACACCCTCCGGGCCGCCTACACCGCCCGGCGGCACACCCCGGAGCGCCCGGACCCCCTGAAGCGGTACCGCGACCTGGCGGGGCTGGTGGAGCACAGCCCCGAGACGGCGCGCATCCACAAGGGCGCCCGGAGCGCCCGCCCGCTGCTGGCGTGGCTGGAGCGCATCGCCCGCCCGGGCGCCAGCCTGACAGCCCGGACGCTCCACAACGAGGTGACCCGGGCCGCCGAGTGCCAGCTGGCCCAGGCTGCCCGGGCCTACGCCCACAGTCGTAAGGCGGTGCTGGCCGGGCTCCGGGAGCGGGCGCGCCGGCAGGCTGAGGCCCAGCAACTGGCGGTCGAAGTGCTGTTCAACAAGAGCGCCGGGAGGACCGGATAAACGCAACGTTTCAGGATGTGCTTGAGGGCCGCGCCCAGCAGCGCCGCCTGAGCCGGAGGCGCCGATGACCCAAGCCCGATGCGCGCCGTCCAAGCCCTGCCACCGGGCGACCCCGTGCGCGAGCTGCGGCGGGGAGGTGGCCTGCATGCGGCCCCTGGGGCACCTCGGGGACTGCCGGGGTACCTGCCACACCTGGACCGCCGCGGGCTTCCCGGAGGCCCGTCCGGCGTGGAGCGACCCAAAGGAGAAGAAGCGATGACCAAGCCCAAGAAGCCCACTGGGGGCAGTGGCGAAGACGTGGCCAAGAAGTACCCCAACCTCCGCCCCTTCAAGCCGGGGGAGTCGGGGAACATCAACGGGTTCAACGGGCTGGGCGGCGCCATCCGGGAGGTGTTCGGCAAGGACGGGCGCAGCCTGGCCGAGTTCGCCCGGGCGCTCATCGCGGGTGACCCCCTGCCGGGGCCGCTGGCGCGCAAGGTGCGCCTGAAGGACGCCCTGGCCGACAAGGACCGGCTGTGGGTGGTGGCCCGCGTCGAGGAGCGCGTGGCCATGTTCAAGATCATCGCCGAGCAGGGCTGGGGCAAGCCCAAGCAGGACATCCGCATCGAGCCCACGGACCAGGCCCAGACGGTGGACCTGTCGCGCCTGTCCGACGCCGAGCTGGCCACCTTCGAGACGCTGCTTACCAAGGCGGCCCGCCCGCCCGAGCCCGTGGTCGACGCCGAGGCGGAGGAATTGGCCCCGCCGGCGCCCGTGGTGACCCGCACGCTACCCGTGAGCAGCGTGGTGACCGTCGAGCCGCCGCCCTTCGTGTTCGAGGACGACCCCAAGGAGCCCCAGACGCCATGAACGCCCCCGCCCTGTCTCCCATTGTCGCAGCCGCCACCCTGCTCCGGGTCCGGGCCGAGCGGGCCCGCCGGCGGCTGAGCGAGTTCGTGCGCCAGGGCTGGCATGTGCTCGAGCCCGGTACGCCGCTGGTGTGGACCTGGCCCATGCAGGTCATCTGCGACCACATCCAGGCGGTGCTGGAGGAGTGGGCGGCGGCCCGGAAGGAGGGACGGCGACACCGCTTCCAGAACGTGGTGGTGAGCGTGCCGCCGGGCAGCGGCAAGAGCCGGCTGATCAGCGTGTTCACGGTGGCCTGGTGGTGGCTGCACCACCCGGACTGGCGGGTCATCTGTCTGTCAGCCAACCCCCGCGTCGCCATCCGCGACAGCATCTACTGCCGCGACGTGGTGCGCTCGGACTGGTACCAGCAGACCTTCCGGCCCCTCTGGAAGACCTCGAGCGAGGGCGCGGAGTCGGTGCTGGACTGGGAGCTCACCAAGGACCAGGACGCCAAGAGCCTCTTCAAGAACACCAAGGGCGGCTTCCGCATGGCCCTGGGTGTGGGCGCCAAGGTGACGGGCGACCGCGCCGACGCGCTGCTGGTGGACGACCCGGACGACGCCCAGCACGTCCACAGCTCCGCCGCCCGGGAGGCTGTCCACCGCTGGTGGGACAGCGCTGCGGGCAACCGCCTCAACGACCTGCGCTATGGCGTGCGCCTGGGCATCCAGCAGCGGCTCCACGAGGCCGACTGGACCGGGCACATCCTGGCGTCGGGGCAGTGGCACCAGGTGGTCATGCAGCAGGAGTTCGAGCCGGGCTTCGCCAAGCCGACCTTCCTGGGTTGGAGCGACCCGCGCACGGTGCCCGGCGAGCTGCTGTTCCCCGAGCGCTTCCCGGCGGCGGTGCTGGAGGCGGAGAAGGTGCGCCTGGGCGCCGCGGGCTACGCGGCCCAGCACCAGCAGCGGCCCACGCCCGCCGGCGGCCGCACCTTCAAGTCGAGCTGGTGGCGCTTCTGGCGCCTGGCCCACTGGGACTGCCCCGAGGAATACAAGGACCGCTGCGTGGTGCTGCCCGAGGTCTTCGACGACGTGATCCAGAGCTGGGACATGGCCTTCAAGGACCACGATGACAGCGACTTCGTGGTGGGGCAGGTCTGGGCCAAGAAGGCCGCCGACCGCTTCTTGCTGGACCAGGACCGGGGACGCATGGACGCGCCCAAGAGCGCGGCCGCCGTGGAGCGCATGACCGTGAAGTGGCCGGCAGCGCGCCGGAAACTGGTGGAGGGCAAGGCCAATGGCCCGGCCGTCATCCAGATGCTCCGCAATAAGGTGTCCGGCCTCATCGAGGTCGAGCCCGAGGGCGGCAAGGAGGCCCGGGCGGCAGGCATGGCGCCAGCAGTGGAGAGCGGGAACTACTACCTGCCCCTCCCCACCCAGCGCCCCTGGGTGAAGGACTTTCTGGCCGAGGCTGACGCCTTCCCGGGCGGCGCCAACGACGACCAAATCGACACGGCCACCCAGGCCGACGCCCACTTCAACAAGAGCCCGTCGCTCCGGTTCACCCAGCAGCCGGGCCAGTACGGCGCCCGCCGGATGTGACACCGGCCCACGGCGGCTAAATTGTGCGGCACCTGCTCACCTGTTCAGATGAAGCACCGGAGGCACCATGCAACTGAAGGCGGCATACAGCGTTCCCGAGTTGGCCGAGATGAGCGGGCTCCAGGTGGACCGCGTGCGGCGAATGCTCGTCTCCAACGGGGTCAAGACCGAGCGCAACGGCCGGGTCATCGTGGTCTACCTCTCCCAGATCAAGCGGGCGATGCCCGACCTATGGGAGAGCATCCTTGACCGGCTGGCGCTCACCCAAGCCGCCTGAAGCCGTGGCACACTGAACACAAAGGCAGGGGGCGCGATGACCGGCAAGACGGTGGACCCGAAGGTCACCCAGCGGTTCTGGGCGAAGGTCTATTACGGGCGCGAGTGCTGGACCTGGAAGGGCGCGATGAACCGGCGCCTGGGGTACGGCTTCTTCTGGATGGACGGCAAGAACATCGGGGCCCACCGGGCCGCCTGGATGATCACCAAGGGCCCCATCCCGCCCCACGCCGAGGTCATGCACACCTGCGACAACCCCGGGTGTGTTCGCCCCGAACACCTGCGCCTCGGCAGCCACGCGGCCAACATGCAGGACATGGTCAACAAAGGCCGTGGAACGCCTCGCAAGACCCCAGAGGAGCGCGCTTTGTCGGCCATCCTCAAGGCGGGCTGAAAAAGACTTCGCGCATCTCGCGCGTCTCGCGCAAAAACGAGTTTCCTAAGGGATTAGGAGGGCAGCACGCGGGCGGTGCCACCACGGCGCGCCCAAGCGTCACCCTCCAACCCCTTTGGCCCGCCCCTCCACTCGCACATACCGGGAAATCCCGGTCACGGTCTTCAACGACTGGGACACGGTGGGCCTGGTGAAGGACGCCCTCCACCAGCACGAGATGGGGCTCTTTCAGGCCTCGGCGTACCTGGTGGAGGCGATGGGCCGTGACCCCCGGGTCGCTGGCATCATGCAGGCGCGCATCGACGGGCTGATGTCCAAGCCCATGGTCTTCGAGCCCCGGAACGCCAAGAGCCGCCGGGGCCAGAAGGTCGCGGAGCAGGTCCAGACGGACTGGGCCGAGATGGCCGACGAAACCGAACTCAAGCAGCTCCTCAAGTGGGGGCTGATGCTCGGGGTCGGGGTCGCCCAGAAGATCTGGACCACCATCGACGGTGAGTGGCGCCCGCGGCTCGAGGTCTGGCACCCGTCGTTCCTGTTCTGGGACTGGGCGAAGCGCTCCTACCAGCTGAACACCATGGACGGCCTGGCGGAGATTCCCCAGGGCGGCGACAGCACCTGGCTGGTCTACACCCCCTACGGCTACAACCGGGGTTGGATGGAGGGCAAGGTCCGCGCCCTGGCTATCCCCTGGCTGATGCGCGGTTGGGCGATGCGCGACTGGGCCCGGTTTGATGAGCAGTTCGCCCTGGGGCTCATCAAGGCGTTCATGCCGATGGGCACCAACGACGCCGACCGGGCCCGCTTCAGCAGCGGCATTGCCAATCGCAACGAGAGCCCCGTCATTGAGTGCCCCTTCGACCCCGCCCAGGGCAAGGATGCTGGTTTTGACGTGGAGTTGGTCGACACCGGCTCCGCAGCGGGCGCCTGGCAGGTCATCCCCGGCCTGGCAGACCGCTGCGAGACGGACATGGCCATTGTGCTGATCGGCCAGAACCTCACCACCGAGGTCAAGGGCGGAAGCCGGGCCGCGGCCGAGGTGCACGACAGCGTCAAGCAGGAGCTGGTCAAGAGCGACAGCAACACCCTGGGGCGCACGCTCCAGAAGCAATTGCTGCAGCCCTGGGCCGCCTTCAACTACGGCAAGCCTGAGTTGGCCCCGCTGCCCGTGTGGCAGGTGGAGCCGCCGCAGGACAAGGACCGCCTGGCCAGTGCCCTGCAGAAGCTGGGCGCCTTCCTCACCGCAGCCAAGGCCGCCGGCGCCCCGGTGGATGTGCGTCGCCTCCTGGAAGAGCAGGAGGTGCCCACGCTCAGCCTCGAAGAGGAGGCAGCCCAGGCCGCGAAGAAGGCGGCCGAGGCGCCCGACCCTGAGGACCCCACCGACCCCGAGGGCAACCCGGGCGGCGAGGATCCAGAGCAACAGCAGCTCTCGGCGCGCAGCGGCACCCAGAAGGGCCAGCGCTACGCCGACCGGGTGGCCGAGAACGCCGTCAAACAGGGCGCCCGCGCGGTGCACCTGGACCTGGCCGCGGTCATCAGCGAGGCCTTCATGGCCGGCAGTTTTGACGAGGTCAAAGCCCGGCTGCTCAAGCTCTATCCGAAGATGGATGAAGCCGAATTGGCCACCGAGATTGAGCGGGCCTGCCTCCTGGCCGAGCAGGCGGGCCGGGTCGACGCGCAGCGGGGTTGACCATGCTGGTGGTGACGGCGAGCGCCAAGAAGGAGCCCGAGCGCCGCCCCATCGTGGTCACCCTGGCCGGGACCCAGCCCTCCGCGGACCCTCGGCGCTTTGAAGAGGCCATCGGGGCGTGGCGGGCCAAGACGGCCATGAGCGAAGCCGACTGGCAGGCGCTCACCGAGGCGCAGCGCCAGCGGGCGTTCAAGGTCGCCGGGGTCACCAACCTGCGGCTGCTGTCGGACGTCTGGAACGCCCTGGACCGCGCGGTCGAGAAGGGCGAGACGCTCGCCGACTTCAAGGCGGGCATTGCGGCGAAGCTGGAGAAGGAGTGGGGCGGCGAGAAACCCGGGCGCCTCGAGACCATCTTCCGCACCAACGTCCAGACTGCGTACTCGCACGGGCGTTACGCCCAGCAGACCACGCCCGCGATGCTCAAGCGGCGGCCCTTCTGGAAGTACTCGGCCGTCAACGACAGCCGCACGACGCCCATCTGCCAGCCGCTCGGCGGCACCGTGCTGCCGGCGTCCGACCCATTTTGGAACACCCACGTTCCGCCGCTTCACTTCAATTGCAGGTCCACCATCATCGCGCTCAGCCGCGACGCCGCGGAAGCCCAGGGCATCGCCGAGGACGCGCCGGACATCGACGCCGCCGAGGGCTTTGGGCTCGCCCCCAGGCCGGGCACTGACACCTTCGCGCCAGACCTGAGCAACGTCCCGCCACCGCTGGCCAAGGCCTACCTGGCGAAGCAGCACAAGACCGCCGCGCCCGCCAAGGTCACCACGGCGCAGGCCATGGCCGACCTGGACAGCCGCTCAAAGTCGGCCGCCCGGGCGATGTTCGGGGCCGACTTCGACAACCTCCCGCCCGTCGCCTCCACCGACGGCACGGGCAACAGCTACCGCGACCCGACCACGGGCGCGATTGAGATTGGCGCGACATACTGGCCGCACCTGGTCACCCTGGCCCAGAAGAAGCCGGGCCAGGCCATCACCCACGACGAAGCCCGGGGCCTCGAGGCGTACTTCCACGAGAGCATCCACGGGCTCGGGACGTACAAGCAGGCAGGCAAGGGCGGCTGGGAAGCGCTGCTCTACTCGCAGGGCATTGGGCGTGTGCTGGAGGAAGGCTCCACGGAGCTGCTGGCGGTCCTGAAGACCCACGACTTCGCCCGGGAGCTGGGCTACGTCGTGCCGCCCGAGGCGGGCTACTACCGCACCCGGGCCAGCGGCACCCTGAAGGCCCGGCACTCCTATTACAGCGAGGTCGGGACGGTCGAGACGCTGTTGCACTTCGCCGCCGGCAGCGCCAAGCCCACCATCATCGAGTCGGGCGACCTGGACAGCCGGGGCGTCGCGCTCCTGGTGGAGATGGCCGGGCACTGGCAGCCGCGGGCCCGCCTGAAGCGCCTCGCCGACGCGGCCTTCGAGCGCTACAGCACGCCGGGCGACGTCCTCCGCGAGCAACGCCGGGCGCTGTTCGAGTCCATCGTGGTGCGCTCCAGCGAAGACGACATGGGGCAAGGCGTCCTCCACAGCGCGCTGTGGCACGTCCTGCACGGTGACGAGGCGACGTTGAAGACCATCGCCTCGCACTTCAAGGTGGCGCTGTGACCATCGCGCAGCAGGTCCGCAAGCTCTGGTTCAACGCCTCCACCGACAACTTCACGGCCTCCTACGCGCAGGCGCGGGCCCTCCAGCAGCAGGCCCCCAAAGACCTCCAGGTCCAGGGCTACATGGAGGGCTTGACCATGCTCGGCAAGGCCCTCGGGTTCCTTTGATGACCTCTCGCATCGTCGTCACGCTCAGCGCTGTGGCCCTGGTGCAGCGGGCCACCCCCGTGCTCCTGGACGCCACGGGCGCGCGCAAGGCGCCGAGCGAGTTCCGCATCTTCCCGGCGGGGGCCTTCGGGGCCACCAAGGGCAAGTACACCTTCAGCGCCAGGAGCGCCGAGAAGGTCATGGAGGCGTTCAAGGCCCACGGCACTGAACTGGCCTTCGATTACGAGCACCAGACCTTTTCGGACCCGCCCGTGCGCGCCCCGGCCGCCGGCTGGTTCACGCCCGAGGTCCGCAACGGCGAGCTCTGGGCCACCCAGATCAAGTGGACCCCGGACGCCCTGAAGCACATCCAGGACGGCGAGTACCGCTACTTCAGCCCGGCCTTCGAGACGGAGAAGGGCGGCGAGGTGGTCCGGCTGCTGAACGTGGCCCTGACCAACCTCCCCTCGATGCACAGCCTGCAGCCCCTGGTGGCCGCCAGCCAGAAGACGGCCGACCGCCGCACCGCCGTCACCCTCTCGGCGATGAGCTTCGATGCCATCCGCATGGAGCTCGAGGCGGCGCTCCGGGCGCTGTACCCCGAGGGCGAAGGCAAGCCCCTCCCCTGGCTGAGCGAGCTCTACGACGACCACCTCATCGTCGCCTTCGACGGCCACCTCTACCGCATCGCCTACGAGGTCCGCGGCGCGTCTGCCGTGCTGGTGGGCGAGCCCCTAGAAGTTCAGCGCACCTACACCCCCGTCGCCAAGGGCGACGAAGGAGAGCCCATGAAGAACGTCCTGACCGCCCTCGCCCTCGCCGCCACCGCGTCGGAGGCCGACGCCACCAGCGCCGTTGTCGTCCTGCGTGACGAGCGCGACGCCGCCAAGCGCACCGCTGCCGCCATGGAGGCGGAGCTGCTCACGCTCACCGACTCCAAGAGCGCCGGCGAGGCCAAGGGCCGCATTGCCGCCTGGAAGGAGAGCGCCGCCCAGGTCGCCACCCTGTCGGCGTCGCTGAAGGCCGCCGAGGACAAGCTGGCCGCCCACGACGCCGAGGCCAAGAGCGCCAAGGTGCTCGGCATGGTCGAGGCCGGCATCAAGGACGGCAAGATCGCCCCCGCCCAGAAGGAGTACTTCCTGAGCATGGGCCGGAAGGACGTCGAGATGCTGTCGGGCTACCTGGGCACCGCGGTGCCGATGGTGGCCACGGCGCCCATCGCCAAGCCGGCGGGCGGCGAGGACAAGCACGAGGTCACCCTCACGGACACCGAGAAGAAGGTGGCCAAGAAGATGGGCATCAGCGAGGCCGACTTCATCGCCACCAAGAAGGCCCACGAGAAGAAGTAGCAGCCCGCCCGCTTCGCCCTCCGTCGCACCCCACCCAGTTTTGAGCGGGCCCGCCTGTTCGGGACTCGCCTGGAGCCCCCATGTCCGCACTTTCCGCCGAGCGCAACACCGTCAAGGTGGGCGCCCTCCCCCTCACGACGTACCAGGATGTGCCGGTCAAGGCCGGCGCCGTCATCTACAAGGGCGGCCTCGTGGCCCTGAGCGGCGGTTACGCCGTCTCGGCCAGCGCCGCCTCGGGCCTGACCATCATCGGCCGCGCTGAGCAGACGGTCGACAACACCACCGGCAGCAACGGCACCCTGACGGTCCAGGTCGCCCGCGGGCAGTTCCGCTACGACATCTACGGGTCGGACGCGGTCACCGCCGCGGACCTCGGCCGCGACGTCTTCGCCTACGACGACCACACCATCGCCAAGACCGACGGCGGCTCGGGCGCGCGCTCGCGGGCCGGCAAGCTGGTGGGCTTCAGCGACGACGGCACCGAGGCCATCGTGGAGATCACGTCGGCGCCGGACGGCGCGGGCGCGGTCATGGTGCACGTCCTGCCCATCGACCTGGCCAGCATCCCGGCCGGCGTCGCGGTCGGCCCCGTCGTGATGCCCTTCTCGGGCCGCATCGTGAAGGCCGAGTACCTGGCGGCGAAGGCGGCCTCCACGGGCGGCAAGGGCGTGACCCTCCAGCCCCGCATCACCCCCTCGGGCGGCTCGGCTGCGGCCACCACGGGCGGCCTCATCACGCTCACCACGGCCACCAGCGCCATCGGCGCCCCGGTCGCCGGCACGGCCATCACGGCCGCCAATACCTTCAAGGCCGGCGACTCCATCGACCTGCTGGGCGCGCTCAACGTCGCCGCCTTCGTCGAGGGCTTCGGCTCCGTCCGCCTCCACATCGCCCCGGCGTAATCGGCCGGTCCCCGCTTCCCCTTCGCTTCAGCCTCCACCCCCGACCGCCTGGCGGCCGGAAAGGACACCCTCGTGCAAATCCTGCCCTCTCTGGCCCAGGCCGCTTTCCTGGGCTTCGACACGCAGTTCCAGTCCGTCTTCAAGGCGACGCCCAAGATCTGGGACCGCATCGCCACGCTCAAGACCTCCGTCACGGAGGAGGAGCGCCACCTGTGGAGCGCCGAGATCGGCGACCTCCGCGAGTGGAAGGGCGAGCGCCACTTCGAGAACCTCCAGGGCCGCGTCCAGACCCTCAAGAACAAGAAGTTCGAGAAGTCGTTTGAGGTGCCGGTCGACCGGATGGAGGACGACCAGTACGGGATGTACAACGACAAGGCGGCGAGTCTCGCCCGCGCCGCCGCCCGCTGGCCGGACAAGATCGTCATCGACGCCCTGATCGCGGGCTCGAGCTCGGCCACGTCGTTCGATGGTCAGTACTTCTTCGACAGTGACCACCCGATTGACGTGGACAACGCCAGTTCGGGCACCCAGAGCAACCTCTTCACCAGCCGCGCCCTGAACGCGGACAACCTGGCGTACATCCGGGCGCAGATGATGAGCCTGGTGGACGACCACGGCGTGCCGCTGGAGATCATGCCCAACCTGCTGGTGGTCCCGCCCCAGCTCGAGTACCAGGCGCGGCAGATCCTCAACACGCAGATCCTCGGCGTGCCGGTCACGGGCAGCCCGGGCGGCGCCGCGGGTCAGAGCAACGTCCTCCAGGGCACCATGGACGTGCTCGTGTCGTCGCGCCTCGCCGGCCACCCGACCGAGTACTACCTGATGGACACCACCCGGAGCGTGAAGCCGCTGATCTTCCAGCAGCGCATGGCGCCCATCTTCGCCTGGCGGAACCGGCCCGAGGACGACAACGTCTTCGAGCGCGACGTGCTGCAGTACGGCGTCAAGGCCCGCGGCGCCGCCGGCTACGGCCTCTGGTTCCTGGCCGCCAAGGGCGTGGCGTAAGCCACCCCGCTTCACCTCCACACCCCAGCCGCCGGGCTCGAAACTGAGCCCGGCCCGGTGCCTCCATGCCCGACACCCGCCCCTACTTCGTCTCGGCCGCCCTCGACACGGCCGCGAACCACAAGACCTATCGCCGCGCCGGCCTGATCCTCACGGCCGCGCCGGCCCGCCACGACCTGACCGCGGGCCAGCTCGCGGCCCTCCGCGCCGACACGAAGGTGTCGGTCATTGAGGCCGGCGAGTTCAGCGCCGCGCCCTCCGACGCCGCGGCGATGGAGCTCAAGTCGAAGCTGGCCGCGGCGCAGGACGCGGTGGCCCAGCACGAGCTCGACCGGGAGCAGATGACCGCCGCCCTGGCCGAGTCCGAGCGCAAGCTGGCCGAGGCCAGCAAGGCCAACGCCGACGCCGCCAAGCGCATCGCCGAGCTGGAGACCAGCGCCGCGATGAACGGCCAGGCCGCCCAGGCTGCGCTGGCCCGGGCCGAGAGCGCCGAGCGCGACCTCAGCGAGGCCAAGGCGCGGCTGCTCAAGTACGAGAGCGGCGCCACGCCGGCGCCCGCCCCCGCGGCCGACGCGACCGCCGAGGGCGACAAGAAGAAGTCGGGCCGGCGCATCTAGTCGGCGGGTGACCCATGGCCTACGCCACCGTTGCCAAGCTCATGCAGGTCGGCGTCAACGCGGATGCCCTGACCGGCATCCCCGAGGCCGACCTCCAGGCCGCCCTCGACGACGCCTCGGCGACCGCCGACGGTTACCTGGCCGCCCGCTATGTCCTGCCGCTGGTGGCGCCCTTCCCGGGTGACCTCCAGCTGCGGATCTGCGAGATCGCGGCATTCCTGGCGGTCGCGGCGCGCGGCCTTGACCCCGAGGGGGCCCACAAGGTCATCCGCCTGCGGTACGAGGACGCGCTGCGGTGGCTCCGGGACGTGTCCAACAACCACGTCCAGCCCGCGGTCACCGATAGCCGCCCCTCCACGTCGTCGCTCCCGCCCCGCGTCCTCTCCGGCAAACCCCGCGGCTGGTGAGCCATGGGCCTCTCCGGCGACTTCGGGAAGCTGGGCAAGCTCATCAGGCAGATGGACCAGCTTGGGAGCCGCAAGCCCGAGCTGCTCCGGGACCTGGCCGCCGAGGGCCTGGCGCGGGTGCAAGAGGGCTTCGAACAGGGCCGCGCGCCCGACGGCTCCACCTGGGCTCCGCTGGCGCTCAGGCAGGGTCAGCCCCTGCTGGACACCGGGCGCCTTCGCTCCAGCATTACCTACGCCCTGACCTCCAGCGGCTTCAGCCTGGGCACGGCGGTGGCCTACGCCTCGATCCACCAGTACGGCGGCACCATCCGCGCCAAGAGCGGCGGGGTGCTCAAGTGGCAGGTGGGCGGGCGCTGGTACACGGCCAAGAGCGTGGTCATCCCCGCGCGCCCCTTCCTGCCCATCGGCGGCCGGGTGAGCGACGAATGGACCCGGGCCTTCCGGGACATTGCGGCGGACTGGCTCCACGACAACTTCAAGCCCTGACCGGGTGCACCGATGAAGCTGGGCGCGCTGCTGACGGCCATCAATTCCGAGCTGGCCGCGCTGGTGCCCGGGGTCACCACCCACATCGGGCCAGAGTGGCTCACCAAGGGCGAGAGCCCGCCCCGGGTCGTCTGGGTGCCCGAGGCCGAGCGATTCATCCCGGGCGGCGTGCGCAGCATCCGGGCGCCGCAGACCGCGGGCAACACCGCCCGGTCGCTCTGGACGAATGTCGTCGTGGTGGCGGCCCACTGCTGGGGCACCAGCACGGACCCCAAGACCACCGCCGCCAATGAGTACGCCGAGATGGACGCCGCGCGCGACCTGGCCCGGCTGCTCCTGGTGGCCGCCCGCCGCGCTGCCTACGGCGCCGTCACCCCGCTGCCCACCCAGCACGACACCAGCGGCGCCCAGCTCGTTCAGCGCGGGCGCCTCTATGTGATGCGGCTCGAGGTCCGGCTGCCGGTCGAGGACTACACCGCCGACCGCTACCAGACGCTCACGGTGGTGGACGAAGACCCCACGCCGGGCACGGAAGTGCAGCTGGTGCCCGACACCGAAATTGAACTCCCGGAGTGACCATGCCCGCCCCGAAGAAGCCCCAGCCCACCACCGACACGGTGAGCGGTGACGCCCCTGTCATCTCGCAGACCGATGGCGCCAGTGCCGACGCGCCCGCCGAGAGCCCCTCGCCGGCGCCCGTGCTGCCCCCCGAGGCCACTCCGCTGGAGCACGCCAAGGCCCTCGGTGAGGCGCCCTGGTGGGTCGCGGGCGTCCTGCAGCACACCGGCTGGACCGCCGAGCGTGTCGTGTCCCGCGCCGACTTCGTGGCCGCCCTGGCCGAGGTCAAGGGCGCGCCCAACACCTCCCAGACCATCCGCCTCAAGTAGCCCCGCGCCATGAACGGAGCGTCCTTTCCGCTCGCGTCGCACACGCTTTCCTGGTGCCAGGTCTGCAACGACGCCGTTTGCCACCTGCAGTTCTATCCGGCGCCGACGACCTATCAGGCCGAGCCCAACAAGCTCCAGAAGGCCCGCGACCGCTCCCGCGCTGCGCTGGCCGCCGCGGTGGACCGGGGCGACGCGCCCCACCTCTCGCTGAAGTCCCCGACGTTCCGCGCTGCGCCCGGTGCCGCCCGCCGGCCCTGCTACCGCACCCGCTGACCACCCCTCGCCTTCGAGCTCCACGCCATGGCCCTGCCCGACGTCTCCCTGACCATCGCTGACCCCGCCATCGGCATCGCCCTGCCGGACACGTCCCGGCAGATCGCCAAGGCGGGCGTGTGCAGCGGCGGCACCGCCAACACGGTCTACACGTTCGGTGACAGCCGGGCGCTGGTGGCCGCGCTGGGCACGGGCCCACTGGTGGATGCGGCGCTGGACACCCTGCTCCAGACCGGCCAGCCGGTGGTGTGCGTCAAGGTCGCCTCCGACGTGGCCGCCTCCATCGGGAGCGTCACCCAGGTGGGCACCGGCACGGGCGTGGCTGCGCTCACGGGCTCGGCCCTGGACGCCTACGACGTCATCATCAAGATCGTCACGGGCGGCACCAACCTGGCCGCCCTGCCGACGCTCCAGATCAGCCTCGACGGTGGCCGCTCCTACGGGCCCGTCCTCACCGCCGCGGCCTCCTATGTCATCCCGGGCACGGGCATGACCCTGGGCCTCACCAACGGCTCGGGCACGTCGTGGGTTGCCGGCGACACCTACAGCTTCACGGTCACCGCCCCGGGTTTCAGCTCCAGCAACCTGGTGACCGCGCTCACCGCCCTGCTGGCCGACGCCAGCGAGTGGTTCGCCTGCCACATCGTGGGCCAGGCCGCGAGCGTCTCGGCCGCCGCCACCCTCTTCGCCACCCTGGACGCCCTCGCGGCCACGATGGAGGCGGGCAAGCGCTACGCCTTCTTCATCCAGGAGTGCCCGGACGACACCGACGCCAACATCAAGAGCTCGTTCACGGCGCTGGCCTCTTCGTCGAAGCGCATGATGGTGGCTGCCGGCTTCTGCGCCTACGCCTCCAAGTCCGCCCCGGGCAACCTCTTCAAGCGGAGCGCCGCCTGGCCCATCGCCACCCGGCTCGCCCGCATCCCCGCGGGCCAGGAGGCCGGCTGGGTCGGCGGCGGCAGCCTGCCGGGCGTCACCCTGCCCGCGGGCTTCCGCGATGAGCGGGCGACCCCGGGCCTGGACGCCATCAACCTGGCTACGCTCCGCACCTTCATCGGGACGGGCGGCGTCTTCGTCACCAACGGCAAGATGAAGTCGAGCCTGCTCAGTGACTACCAGTACGCGACCTACCGGCGCGTCATGGACATCGCGTGCCGGGCCGTCAACGCCGCGGCGCTGCCCTACGTCAACAGCAGCGTCCGGGTGAACCCGGCGGGCACCCCGAACGCGGGGAAGATCCTCGAGGCCGACGCGCGCACCATCGACGCCGCGGTGGGGCAGGCCCTCTCGGACGCGGTGGTGGCCACCGGCCAGGCCAGCGCCTCGCAGGTCGTCACCAGCCGCACCGACAACATCCTGGCCACGGGCCTGCTCAACATCCAGGCGCGCGTGACCCCGCTGGGCTACGGCCGCTCCATCGCGGTGGACATCGGGTTCACCAACCCCGCCCTGGCGCAGTAACCGCCGGCCCCGCCGCTTCCCTCTTCTCCACCACCGACTGACCGGGCCCGCCCACACGGCGCCCGGACGGAGGCCCCATGTCCGTGCCCTTCCCCGACAACAACGGCAGCCGTTACGACCACGCCAGCTATGAGATGATCCTCAACGGCAAGAAGTACGTGGTGAAGATGGTCACCTACAAGGGTGAGTTGGACCCCACGGTCATCTACGGCAACAGCCGCAAGCCGGGCGGGCGCACCAAGGGCCAGCTCAAGCTGGATGCCACGGTCGAGATGTACCGCGAGGACTTCGACGTCCTGTGCGACGACATCAAGAACTCTGGCGGCAAACTGCTGACCAAGTCGTTCGGCATCGTCAGCAACTACAGCGAGGACGGCGTCCGGGTGAGCACCGACACCCTGATTGGCTGCCGCTTCAAGGCCTTCGACACGACCACCCAGGAAGGCGCCGACGCCACCACCGTCAAACTGCCTATCAGCCTGATGGACCTCCTGATCAACGGCGTCTCGCTGGTCTGACCCCACCTGAAGCACCGCAGCACCCGCGGCGCGCCCCTCGCGCATCCACCAGCCGCGGCCCTTCTGGAGTGACCATGCCCACGCCGAAGCCCACCGCAGAGCAGATCGAGCAGTTCAAGCAGAAGTACCCCCGCGCCGAGGTCTTCGAGGCCGAGGAATACGACGCCACCTTCGTGCTGCGCGGTGCCAACCGCGCTGAGTACGAGCTATTCCGCCGGGCGGCCCAGCGCGGCGACAAGTTCGCCATCCTGGGCATCGAGAACCTGGTGAGGGCGTGCGTCCTGTTCCCCGACCGGGCCGCGCTGGACACCCTGGGTGAGGAGCTGCCCGCCATCTTCGACAGCCTGGGCGAGAAGGTGCTCGCGCTGTCGGGCATGACCAAGAGCATCGAAAAAAAGAGCGTCTAGCCCTCCACCCGCTCTCCGAGGTGTGGACGCGCTACGAGCGCCTCATCGCGGAGGGTGACCAGGAAGAGGCCGCCTTCGCCATCGAGGCCCTCTTTCGTGGCGCGCCCGAGCACGACCCCGACGCGCCGTTTCTGGGTGCGCTCCTCTTCGGCCGGCTGATTCTCGGCTTCACCCTGCCGCCCAAGAAATGACGGTGCCCCATGGAACGCCTCGCGTGGGTCTTTGACCTCATCGACAAGGTGAGCAACCCCGCGAAGACGGCGGGCTCCGCGCTCTCGCAGTTGCAGGCCCAGCTCAAGGCGGTCCAGAACACCACGGGCAAGGCCCAGGGTGGGCTGACCGGCGTGGGCGGCTCCATCAAGGCGCTGGATGGGCTCCTGAAGGGCATCGGCAACCCGCTCGAGGCCGCCTTCGGGCCGCTGCCGGGCATCTCTGCCGCGGCCGGCGTCGCCACGGGCGCCATGCACATGCTGCTGGGCGTCGTCGTGGCCCTCTCGGTCGCGCTGGGCGCCGGCGCCGCGGCCCTGGTGAACTTCGGCATTGAGCAGACGAAGTTTCAGGAGAACACCATCCAGAGCTTCCGGATGCTCTCCGGACTCAAGGGCCAGGCGGCCCAGGATTCCGCCGAGGGGCTCTTTCAGCGCGCCATCCAGTTCGGGCAGTACTCGCCGCTGGACACGCGGCAGAGCGTCGAGACCTTCCAGCGGCTGCGCTCGAGCTTCACCCAGAAGCAAACCGAGACGCTGTACGCGGGCCTGAGCGACCTCGTCAGCATGAGCGGCACGGGCGACGCCGGCGGCAAGGCGCTGGTGACCGCGCTCAGCCAGATCAAGGCGGCCGGCAGCCTCAAGGGCCAAGACCTCATGCAGGTCTTGAACGTCTCCGGCCTGGCGGGCATCGGCAGGCTCCAGATCGGCGCCGAGGTCGCCAAGCTGAAGAAGGTGTCGACCGAGGCCGGCGCCCAGATGCTCGAGGGCGGCATCCTCAAGAGCGACGAAGCAATCGTCGCCATCCTCAACGCCATCCGCACCAAGACGGGCGCGGAGCTCGGGCAGTACTCGATTGACCAGGCCAACAACCTGGGCGGTGCCATCATCAACCTCAAGGGGCGCTTTGAGGAGCTGTTCCTCACCGTCCGGAACCTCTCGGACCTGCCCGGCATCGGCTACCTCAAGGACGCCATCAACGGGCTCTCCGACGCCCTGAAGACCACCAGCGCCAGCGGCAAGAGCCTGCAGTCGGCGGTGGTCGGCGCCTTCAACGCCATCCTGACCACCGTGGCCGGTGACCCGCTGTTTGGTGGCGACCGCCTGGCGCAGACCGTCGAGTCGGCCGCCGTCGCCTTCCAGCAGTTCGGCGCGGTGGTGCAGGTCGGGCTCAGCGGCGTGCTGGGGTTGGTGGACGGGCTCGCGGAGGGCCTGGGGCTCGGCAAGGAGTTCATGGGCGGGCCCTTTGACCCGGCCAAGGTGGTGGTGCTCGCGGAGAAGTTCCGCACCATGGGCGAGTCCATCGGCAGCTTCGCGGCGATGGTCTTCAACTTCTTCAAGCCCATCATCACCTTCTTTGACCAGCTCCTCTCGGGCGAGTGGCTCGCGGGCCTGAATTCGGTGCTGAAGGTGGCCAACGCCATCGCCTCGCCGCTGTCGGCCCTCACCAACTTCAGCGCGGAGGGCCTGGCCGGCATCTTCGGGCCCGCCGAGGCCGCGCCGGCGGTCCAGAACTCCACCCGCACGGCCACGCAGGCCAACAACATCACCGTCAACATGAACGGCACCGCGGGCGGCAGCGACCCCGAGGCCGCCGGGCGCACGGTCGGCCAGGCGGTCGCCAACCAGATCTCTTCCTCGTTGCAGATGCTGAAGTGAGCCCGCCATGAGCGACGACGCCTTCGAGGATGTGCGCGGCCTGGGGCTCGGGCTGAACTTCAGCCGCAGCACGCCCTTCTGGGGCGACGACCCCGACGCCTGGGACCAGGTCGTGATCGCCAACGTCGGGCTGCCGGGCCTGGCCGAGGTGGAGGGCGACGTGGAGCTGCGGGTCGACCTCAAAGAGGCGCCGGGCAACAAGGGCGCCAGGCACACGCTGCTGGGCTGGAAGCCCGCCGAGGTGAACATCACCCTGCGGATCTGGACGGCGGCGCAGTGGTCGCTCTGGCTAACGCTCGCCAAGCAGCTGCGGCCGAACACGGGGCGCGGCGGGTCAAACAACCCCGCACCGGTGGAGATTTACCACCCAGCCCTGGAGGCGCTCGACATCCGCAAGGTGACCATCGTCAAGCTCGGGTTCCCCAAGCCGGTCGGCGGCCCGGGCACGGGCGAGCGCACGATCTCGCTGAAGGCGCTGGAGTTCCGCTACGACGCCGGCAGCGCCAGCACGCCCAAGACCGCTGAGCAGTCCTACGGGGACCAGGTCATCTCCCGCCAGAAGGACATCGACGGCAACGAGACGCTGGCGACGGTGAGCCGGCAAGACGCCCTCTCCGCGGCCCTCACCAAGGGCTTCCAGGTCGGCAACAACAGCCGGCTGTCCCACGACTGGGGCAAGCCGCCGCAGCCCGCACAGCCCGAGGCGCCCTCAAAGTCCAAGAGCCTCCGGGACCCCGCAGACAAGACCCGATAGCCCAGGTGCCCTTTGTCCATCGCCACCCTCAGCGGCCATGACGTCATCACGGCCACGGTCATCCTGCCGCGCGTGGGGCGCTGGATGGCCTACGTCGAGGTGGTGGCCGACACCCTGGACGGCCTGGAAGGCGCCGTCATCCTCGACCTGGGCGAGGTGAAGCTCAAAGGCACCGCCAGCCGCTCGGGCGTCTTCGCCCAGTCGGTGACGCTGTTGGTGGTCGGCGGCGCCTCGCACCTGTACCGCACCGTGGGTCCTCGGGCCTTCCTGGCGGGCTCGGTGGGCGTGGTGCTCCAGGCCCTGGCGGACGACGTAGGCGAGCGCCTGGCGGCCACCTGCGACCCGCAGACCATGGCTACAGCGCTGCCCCGGTGGCTGCGCCGCGAGCGGCTCGCCTACGCCGAAATCCAGAGCATCGCCGAGGCCGCCGGGCCCGACGTGGGCTGGCGCTTCCTGCGAGACGGGACGCTGTGGATGGGCCGGGAGTCGTGGCCGGTCACCACGCTTGCGCACGACCTGCTCAGCGAGACGCCGACCAACAACAGCGCGGTCATTGGCACCGAACAGCCGCAGCTCCAGCCCGGGGTGACCTTCAACGGTCGCCGGGTGGAGGAAGTGCAGTACCTGGTGGGCGCCGAGCAAATCCGCACCGTCGTGGTCTTTCAGGGCGACAGCAGCGCCGAGGCCAACCCGAGCCAGGAAACCCAGCGCCTCGGCCTCTTCGTGGCTCGCGAGACGGACCACGCCCGGCTGCTGGAGGTCCACCCCTGCCGGGTGGTCGCCCAGAACGCGGACGGGACGTTGGAGCTCCAGCCCGACGACGACACCATGCCCGGGCTCTCCCAGGTGCCCTTGCGGACCCCCTGGCCGGGCGTGTCCTTCAAGGTGGCACCTGGCAGCCGTGTCCAGGTGCTCTGTCCCCGGGGCGAGCCCTCGGCCCAGGTGTCCGCGCTCTGGGAGCCAGACCAGGGCAGCACGTTGCAGCTCGACTTGCAGGCCGCGGCCATCAACCTCGGCGACGCCACCGCGCCCGTGGGGCGGGTGGGCGACGCCGTGACCATTGACCCGGCGCTGGCCGCCTGGATCACCGCCGTTCAGGTGGCCCTGAATGGCCTCGGCGTGACGATTGCGCCGCCGTTCGTCGGCCCGACCATCGGCACCATCGCAGCCGGCAGCCCCAAGGTGAAGGCGTAATGGGTACCCACCGCGGGCTCTTTCCAGACGCCCACCTCATCCACCGATGGGCCTTTGACGAGGCCACCGCCCTCGCGGACGCCATCGACGACATCGGCGACCTGACGCTGGTGGCCTCCAACACGATTCCCACGGGCGCCGGGCTCGTGGGCACCAGCCGCGGCACCGCCGGCAACAACAACTTCCAGACCCAGGGTGCCGGCGGCGTCACCGCGGCCGAGGCGCTCCGGGCAGTACTCGAGGGCGGCAGCTACACGCTGTACCTGACCCTCAAGACCATCACGGTGCCCAGCGGCTCGCTGGCCATCGTCTTTTCCTGCAAGGACATCGGAGGCGCGGCCAATGCGTGGTCGCTGCTGGTGTACGCCATCGGCGGCGCGGGGCTCCAGTTCTACTGGGCGACCTCCAGCGGGGCCGGTGAGAACATGGTTCTCACCTACACCTTGAACAACACCACCACGTTTGACGTGCTGGCGTTCCGGGTCACCGCCTCGGGCTCCAACCGCTCGCTCCACGTCTTCAAGGACGGGGTGCTCCAGGACACCTTCACCGGCAAGGCCGCGCCCGACACGTCGTTCACCTCGCACGCGGGCCAGGGCGTGCGCTTCATGGCCGGCGAGGCGGACTGGTATCACGGCTACTTGGATGAGTCCGGCATCAGCAATGCCGCCGACAGCAGCGCGCTCATCCTCACCAACGCCAAGCGGCTGCGCGGCACCTGTGTGCACATCGACTCGCTGGACGTCACCGCGGGTCCCTCGGGCGCCGAGGTCACGCTGACCGGCGAGAACTTCGCCAGCGACACGGTCGTCACCTTTGGCGGCGTCGAGGTGGACAGCTACACGCTGAACAGCAGCACCAGCGTCACGGTCACCGTCCCGGCGCATGCCCTGGGCTCGGTGGACGTGGTGGCCACGGACACGGACGGGTCTTTTGACCTGCTGGCCGATGGCTTCGAGTACATCGAAGCGCAGACCTTCACCTTTGCCTGGCCGGCCGCGGTGGCCGGGCCCGACGCGGTGGACTACGGCAGCGACGTCAGCACCCTGCCCACGCTGGACCCGCTGCTGGGGCCACTCACCGGCCCGGCGGTGGTCGGGCAGGCGGTCGCCCGGCGGCTGCGGACGCCCCGCGGGCAGCTCACCTTCCACCCCGATTACGGGCTGGACCTGCGGCAGTACGTCAATGGCTCGCTGCTCCCCGGCGCCCTGCCTGCGCTCCGCGCGGCCATTGAGCAGGAGGCGCTCAAAGATGAGCGCGTGGCCGACGCCGTGGCCACCGTCGAATACCTGGCGGCCTCCCAGAGCATCCGCGTGTCGCTGCAGCTGCTCACCTCGCAAGGACCATTCCTGCTGGTGCTCAACGTGAGCGCCCTGGATGTGACCTCGCCCACCCTCCTGCCCCAGAGCACGACCTAATGGGATACACGCTCGGCCAGATCCTCAAGCAGCCCAGCAAGGAGAGCATCCGCTCCGACCTGCTGGGCATCCTCCAGGGTCGGGGGCTGGTGCAGCGCGTGGTCGGCGCCTGCGGCGGCGGCTTCACCCTGGAAGGCATGGTCACCGCCGCGGCGTCGTGCCAGGTGAAGGTGGTGACCAGCGGCCAGCCCTTCACCTGTTCGGTGCAGGTGAGCACGGACGGCGGCGCCACCTTCGGCTCCCCGGTCACGCCCACCACCGACGACTTTGACGGCCTGGTGACCATCGGCAGCACCGGCATCACCGCCCGGCTGAGCCCGGCCTTCCCGAATGACCCCAGCGTGCGGGACTTCCTGGCCGGGACCATCTTCTCCTTCGAGCTGGCGCTCCCGCTCCTGCCCGTGACCGCGTGGCAGGAGGGCAGCACCCCGCTGACGATGGTGGAGGTGTTTAGCCAGGCCATTGAGGACGTGTTCGCGTCCGTCTACGGCGTCGCCGCGGGCGGCATCATCCCGTACTCCACCGGGCTCTGGCTCGACCTGCTGGGCTCGGGCGTCTACGACCTGGAGCGGCAGCCGGCCGCCACTGCCCGGCACTCAGTGCGCTTCACCGCCGTCTCGGGCGCGGGCCCCTACGTGGTGCCCGCGGGCCAGCTCATCGCCACCACCGCCGGCGCGCTCATTTTCCGCAGCATCGCCGGGGTGACCATCCCCGCGGGTGGCTCGGTCACCGCCACGCTCCAGGCCGACGGCCCGGGCGCGGCCTACAACGTGGGTCTGGGCGCCATCAACCAGCTGGTCACGGTGCTTCCGGGCGTGACCTGCGTGAACGTCGACACGGGCAACAGCTCCAGCATCGTGGACGGCTATGTCGGGGCCGACGCCGAGACGGACGACAGCTACCAGTCCCGATGCCGCGCCCGGTGGCCGACGCTGGGGCTGGGTGCCACCGCGCAGACCTATGACCTGGCCTGCAAAGCGGCCAGCCCGGGCGTGAATCGGACCCAGGCGGTCCCCTCGGGCGACGGGCTGGTGTCCATCACCCTGGCCGGGCCCGCTGGGCCTGCTGATCCCTCCACGGTCACCGCCGTCCAGGCGTACCTCGACGGGCATGTGCCGCTCTGCGTGGTGGCCACCGCCGCCAGCGCCACCACCTCCACCGTCAACGTCATTGCCACGGTCTATGTGGAGCGCGGCAAGGTGGCCTCGATTCGCCCGGCCATCCTGGCGCGCCTGAACGCGCTGATTCTGGCCGTGCCCATCGGGGGCACCCTCTACCTCTCCCAGATCATCGACGCGATTCAGGGCGTCAGCGGCGTCCGCAACACCACCGTCGGCACCCCCAGCGGCAACGTGGTGCTGACCGCGCATCAGGTCGCGGTGCCCAGCTCGCTGACCGGCCTGACGTTCGTGGAGGTCTGACCATGGGCTACCCCGACTACCTGAAGGGCCTCGCCCCGCCCTGGCTCCGCTCCCCCGAGGCTGACGCCTGGTGGGATGCCCTGGGCCAGCAGCTTGACCAGGCCCTGGCGAAGACCAAGAGCGGCGTGCGGGTCCGGGTGCCAGCCCAGGCCGTCACCGGGGAGCCTTCGGCCGACGCGCTGGCGGCCATCGGCGGGGAGCGGATGCTCGAGCGGTCGGTCTCCGACACCGACCCCACCTATCTGGCCCGGCTGGCGGGTGCCTGGAATGCCTGGGCGCTGGCGGGCACGGCCAACGGGCTACTCCAGGCCCTCTATGACCTGGGCTACCGGCAGGCCTATCTGCCCATCCTCAATGGGTTCGCCTACCACCTGGACGGGAGCCGCAACCTGGTGGTCACGACGCTGGGCGGCCCCTGGCGCGCGGGCTCGGCGGGCCGAGCCTGGGCGAAGATCAACATCCTGTTCCTGGTGCCGCCCGCGCCCGGCAATGGGGCCCCGAGCGACTGGAGCGCGGCGCTCCCCGCGGCCGGCTCTGTCGAGCTCGAAGCCATCAAGCGCATCATCGTGCGCTGGAAGCCCGGGCATGTGCTGGTGCGCCGCATCATCGTCCGCGCCAATGACAAGGCGTGGGGCCTGCCCCTGCCGCCCAGTGAGCGCCACTGGGGCGACGCTGCCTTGACCTGGGGCGGTGGCGATTCCTCCTTCATCCAGCTGGACCTCTGAGGCCATGCCATGAGCGACACCTACACCCCGGACCCGGGCCACACCCCGGCCACCATCACCGTCCCCGAGGACGGCGACAACCTCAACGCCAACAGCGTGGTGCCCGCGCTGGAAGACCTCGCCGACCTGGTGGCCAACGCGCGCGACCACGCCGCGAAGACCAACGTCGACAACAACTTCAGCGTCAAGCAGACGCTGAGTGCGCTGGACGTGCTGGGGGCGGTGCTGTTCAAGGCGGTGTACTCGCGCGAGACGCCCGCCAGCTTCACGGATGACCGCGTGCTGGTGCACAGCATCGGCAACAGCGGCAACGGCCACCCCATCTTCCGGGTCTACTTCACCAACACGGACGCCTACGAG